TTTGTCCTATTATGGTTCTATTCCTAGTGGTACATTGTTTTCATCAGTAATTTCTTCACCTGTGGTTTCTGTTTCAATACCTGTATATGAAACATTTAGAACTGATAAATGTTCGTTGTTTGCAGTAATTGTAAATGCGCTAGTAACTGAAATATTCGTATTATTTATAATGCTTGCAACAACACGGATTTCTGTGTTAACAACAATAGTTGAGCCCACATCTATAATACCTAAACTACTAGCAACATTAAATTTAGTATTTGTTCCTGTAACATAGATACTCGCATTGGCAATATTTACTGTTCCGGCAATCGCCTTAACAGAAGTTGTTGATATGGTAATTGTATTTGCATTAAAAGAAACATCCTTATTTAAGTCGGCATAGTTTACAAAACCAGCTGGATGTAATAGTTGTTTTAATACTTTTTTGTATTTTGTGAATTCTACAGCTGAAGAAGTTATGTATGAATAATCAACATAGTAATCTTGGCCTTGTAGTTTTCTTTCTGAGGTTGACAAAATAGAATCAGATGTTGTCCATCTTCCAGGCAAAGAAACATAAACATCTCCAATTACAGCAGCTGCAGTTGCCGTACCACTACCAGACCCTGTTAAGTCTACTTGTGGAATATATTGATATCCTGTACCACCACTCACAACTTTAATAGAGATGATTTGTCCTGGTTGTGTATTTCCAATAAATGGTGTAAGTGCTTCACCATCGGCCATCAATGCAGAAATTTGTACATTTGCATTGGTTGCCGAAACATTGGATGATGATACAGTTATTGTTGGAAAATTATTTTGTGTATATCCTTGGCCACCAATTAAATAGTCTCCATACTTACCAACTTTTTTACCAGTTGAAGCAGCCGTCCAATTCACATTCACATTTGCAGTTGTCGTACTTGAAATTGAATTGATATATCTTGATTCATTATTAATGATGATTCTATCACCAACTCTAATTTCTGTACCAAATTGTGTTCCTGTACCAACAATAAACGGGCTATTGTTGGTTATATTTGCTGTGCCAGAAACTCTGGATGGTTGAATTTCAATTTGAGTAATTGTGCCATTTGCGTTGACTGCTTTAACTGCTGCAGCTGCACCTCTTCCATTTGTACCAACAGGTTTAGAACCAAATGTAATCTCATCACCAACTTGATATCCTGTTCCACCATTATTAATTTTTATTCTGCCTACTGATTTAAAATCTTTAATAGCAAAAGAATTACTATTTGCGGTAAACAATGGTGAGTTAGCATCTAGCGTTGGAGAAATTGCGGTCGATGTATTTGAAAATAGAACAATAACATTTGATATTGGACCCAAATTTGTCAAGGTGAAATAACTCAATGCATCAGCAATAACTGTTGACACATTTTCACCTGTTGTAATTACTGTTGCAGGAAATCCATAATCAGCTGCTGAAATTAATGTATTTGCATATGTTGAAATGGCATCATTAGATACAGTATAAGTATTTGCTGATGAATTTGCAATACCTGTTGTATCTGTACCGTCAATGGCAAGGTCAAGTGCAAAAGGAGAAACACCAGAAACTGTAATATCACCATTAAGTTCAAATCCTGCACCACCATAAGTTACAACAATGCCATCAATGTAACCCTCAACAATATCATCAACTTGAGCAGTAGCATCTGTGACTGCGCCACCACCCGTGATAATAACAGAGTCACCAACATTATAACTTGCACCACCATTGATGACATTAATTCTGTTGACGATTGAAAATGTATCAGCTTTTAAAGTTATTAATGTATCATTATCATCAATAATTGTAGTTTGAATTTCTTCACCGCCAGAAAATGTTCCCACTAATGTTTTATCACTAATAAACAATTCAAATGGAAAACCAAGATTCAATCTGTCAGTAATAATTCTCTTTACAGATTTTTCAACGATTGCGGTTGCACCAGAAGTAACACCTGTAATTTGCCTATTTTTAAGCAAAGCAATATCAAAATTTGTATATATTACCTTAACTTCTGAATTTGCAGCCGGTGCAGTATTAAAAACTAATTTTTTAGATTCTTTACGAATAAAATAATCTGTGGTGATTGTTTTTAAAACTCCACCCACATAAACTTCTACTTCATCATTATTGACTTGTTGTGCTAAAGAAAAACTTGTGTTACCTGTTGCAGTATAAACACTTCTTATATCGGTATCAACTCTAAGAATATTATCAACTGTCCATTTACCATCAGAGGCTCTAAGAACATTATTTTTTGGATAGATTAATTCTAGTTCTTCAGAAAATAACATTCTGAATAAAAGTTTAAAAGACCCTTCTGATCCTTTAGAAAGATATATGGGTAAAACATTCTTAATTAAAAATGCTTTATCTACAGTTACATCTTTAGGTAAATATGTAGCAAACGAATTGAAAAATTGTTGTTCAAAATCTTCTATTGAATCATCAACATCTGAAAGGTTTCTTAAATCTTTTGATACTGAGATTAAATCATTTATTTGAGTGCCTTGTTTTGTTTCAAGGTATTCATAATAAGCTTCCAAAAATGTAATGAACAGAGGATATTCGTCCCGAACAAATTCGGGAACCTGACGATTAATCAGTAAAGAAACTTTGTTATCAGACATTAAATTGCAGAGAGTTCGGTTGTTATGGAAGTCGTATCAGTATCGTCAATAGATATGATTGTGTTCTTTGCTGTTTTTACAATACCTTTTCCTGATCCAATAGTTAATCTAATTAATCCATCTGTAGGAACAACAGATAATATTCTGACATCATTTATGGTAATTGTTCCTGTAACATAATTAATTGTTCCAATTTGTTCATTGATTGTTTGTTTTTCTGCATTGTCATCATAATAAATTGTTCTCAAATAACCAAACTTACCATCTAACACAGCAGACCCAGCAGCACCATATCCACTACCACCAGTAATTGTAACGATGGCTCTAGTGTAGTTAATTCCTCGATTTGTTAATGCAATACTTTGTATTTTTCCGTTTACAATTACTGCTGTTGCAACAGCACCAGTACCGTCACCGGTAATTGTTATTGTTGGTGTTTCTGTATATCCAGTTCCTGCGTTTGTAACTTGTATCTCAGAAATGCCGGTAAATGACTCAGGTACTTCTTCAAACAAAACAGTTTTTATTGCGCCAGTAGAATCATAAATTCTAAACTCAGAAGAAGTTAATTTATTTGTTGTTGTTCCACGATTTAACGGTGCATTAAAATTAATTGTATATGTTGTTGATTCACCCAAAGTAGGTTCAAATCTTTTCTGTAAATATAATTTTGTTTCAGAACCACTAATAGCATTTAAATCAACACCATCAACACTATCTTGTAATTTTGAAAGAACAAAAGTTGCTCCAAATTTATTTAAGTTTGTATTTCTATACAAAAGTATAGCATTTCTTATTGAAGATTTTAGTGCTTCAGCTGTTTGAGTAGTTTTATTTTTATTGTACTCAACATAGTTTTCAATTAACAGGTATAAAAATTCAGGATCCCGAATGATTGTATCAACAGAAACAATTGATTTTGGTTTAATAATTTCATCAATAATTCTTTGTTTTTCTGTTTCTGAAATATAATAGTTTTCTTTTGGTTTCAAAGATATGAGAACTTTTCCATATACTGGTGGAACTTCTTCTTCACCACCCCATACCGAAATAGAATCGATTGATGGGTAATTTCTTTTTAAATATGATTCATAATCTTTTGTTGTAATCAAACGATTTTGTGTAGTAAACTGTGCAGCTGCACCAAATTTAATATCATCAACAGATTCTCTTTCTGCACCACCAGATGCTGCTGAAACAGGAGTAACTGTAAAATTGGTTAGAGTTGCAGCCAAACTGTCAGTTAAAGTCAATGCACCAACAAAATTATTTGCTTTATTAGCAGTTGTTCCATTGGTTAACAAATATCTCACAGAAATAATACCACCATCAGGAATACTTTCTCCAACTATATTATTTCCAAAATAGATTTGATACTGACCATTCTTTGATTCTTGTAAATAATAAACCGCAGAAGTAGAGTCAACATCTAAAATGTCTGTAACTAAATTATAAACTGTAGCTACCGTAGATACTGACGATGGTGATACGGTAACTTTAATTGTTGTTGTATCAATATTGCTATCTGGCAATGTAAATGTTTGTTTTGGATTTGTGGCTTGATTATGTGTAAAACTATAAGTTATTAGTTGACCTTCATAAATGTCAAGATTTTCAAAATAATATGAACTATTTGCTTTTGTTACTGTTGTGTCTTCCAATACAACAAAGTTATAAACTTTACTATCAATTTGATTTGATAGAAAAGAATATCCTGAAGGTATGGTTAATGTTGCAGACGTACTTGTTGTAGAGTTAACCAAAAAATTAATAGTTGAAATTGGCGCTCTTGTTGAATATGGAACATATCCTAAAGATTTAGCATGAGACACAACTGAATCTCGCAACAATGCGGTATCCATAAATGATTCATTTGCAACCATATTGAGGTAGTAGCCGTTATAATGTGTATTATATGCTAAAACATCAAGCAATATAGAAAGGCCAGAACCTTCAAAATCATAATCTGTAAATTCAGATTGTTGATTTAAAAATGTTCTTAAATTTGTCTTGATTGTATCAAAATCAAGTTCTGTTACTCTTAAGCGGTCTGCCATATTATCTAATCCGTTCTAGGAAAAAATTAATTGTAATTGGGTCTGGATTGTTTATCACAAAAAATTCCAGTCTAATTTTATACCCATTTTCATCAGGTGAAGGAATTGCAGTAGTGGAAGATATTTCAACTCTCGGTTCAAAATTATTAATAGTTTCTTCTATCTCTCGTTCAATTTGAGCTGCTAATATAACATCAACATTTTCAAACAACAATCTACGGATATTTGATCCGACTTCTGGTTGAAATGGTCGTTCAAAATGATTAGTTAAAATTAGATTTTTAACTGAATTGATTACCGCATACTCTGCTTTGTATGTGTTTATATCTTTGCGTATTGGATGAATCGCAAAATTCAAATCCAAATCTACAAAATTTCGTGTGGAATCTATATTTACTGTTGCCATTTTCTATTTATCTCATCCACCGATAACAACTGTTCCAGAACCAGTTTCGATTACGTTAGTTCCTGCACTATTAGTATCATTAGGTCCACCTGTTCCTTGGTCTCCAGTATCAGCCGTATCACCTATACGAGCTGCGCCTTTTGTACCATCATTCAAATCTATTAGTGGTGCGTTAAGTTTCATATTTCCAGTGGAACGAATATTGCAAGTTCCATCTACATTCATATCAAAGTTACCTTGAACATATAATTCTGCATCACCTTGAATTGTGACTTGACATTTACCCATAATGTAAACTTTGTCATCACCCATAATAATTTGATAATTATCTTTAGTAACTTTCTCTACTTTATCACCATCTGGAAACCATTCTTGGAAAGAACCATTTCTGTGTGCTAAATGAATTCTTTCTGCCTTTGGAGTATCATCAAATTCTAGTAGATGACCAGATTCAGTTTCAACAACATTGTTATAAGGATAGACTGTATTATAAAGTGTTTTTGGTTCATCCCAAGTATCATTTACAGTTTCAATTCCAGTTACAAGATTATCTTTTCGTTCTTGTATAAAAGTTTTTGTTATTGATGCGGCATCATTTCTTGCAATACGAGAAGTTGATGGCTCATCTAGAATTTTTGGATACGATTCTGCTTGGTCTCTTTCAACAATTTTTATTCCAGTACCATCAGTATTGTATGTCTTTTCTTTTGGTGTTTTTGGTGCAGAAGTTAATTCAGTTGCAGTTCTTGGGTCTGCAAATGCTTGTTGTGGGTTTGCAGCCTTCAAAGGAATATTAGGTAAAATTCCCATCATCACACGTTCTTGTGCGCTTTCTCCGTCAATGAAGAAACCTATAACCATATCACCTTCTTTTGGTGCATAAACTTCTGTTCCATTTACTGGTAACAAAGGTTTAGTCCAAGGCAAGTCTGTTGTTGGTAAATGCATTTTATCATCGGCATCCCATCCAACACAACGAACTTGGCATTGACCCAACTTTAATGGGTCATTTCTATTTTCAACGATTCCAGTCCACCAAATGAATCCGTTTTTACCTGCAAAGTCTTTATCTTTTTCCATATCAATACTCTAAAATTTCTTTCACTTGATTTACACTTGCTTGTGGAATGAAAGGTATATTTTGTGATGTTGTTGCAACTTCAATGATTGTTTCATGTTTATCAAAACCAATCATATGCCTAGTTGCAATAATTAAATATTTACCACTTATGGATTCATCTATGTTATCATCACCACCTTTTTCTTTTTTACCAAAATTAGGTGCAATAACATTTACATTAAAACCAGAAGTCAAATTGAAATTACCAGGCATCGTTAGCTTAATTC